TGTAAAGAAAGATAAAGGTCTACCAATCTCTTGCTTCTTGACCTATGTTCCAGATACACTTGAAGGACTAATTTCGCACTCATCTGAATTGCGTTGGCTCTCCGTATTTGGTGGTGGTGTTGGTGGTCATTGGTCAGACGTACGCACAGTGACGGACAAAGCTCCTGGACCTATGCCATTTCTGCATACCGTAGATGCCGATATGATCGCTTACCGGCAGGGTAAGACACGTAAGGGTTCATATGCTGCTTATATGGATGTATCACACCCCGAGATTGTAGAGTTCTTAAATATGAGAATTCCTACTGGTGACGTACAGCGTAAAGCATTGAACTTGCATAATGCTATCAATATTACCGATGCGTTTATGGATGCTGTTACAAAAAATGAACAGTGGGAATTAAAAGATCCTGCATCAGGTATTGTGTCAGAAACGATGAGTGCCCGTAAGTTGTGGGAACGTATTATTGAAGTTCGTTTCCGTACTGGTGAGCCTTACCTTAATTTTATTGATCGTGCAAACGAATACCTACCACAACCACTGAAAGATAAGGGTCTTAAAATCCATGGTTCAAACCTTTGTAATGAAATTCATTTACCGACCAGTGCAGATCGCACTGCTGTTTGTTGCCTCTCGTCTCTTAACTTGGAGTACTATGAGGATTGGAAAAATACTACCATTGTTGAAGATCTCGTTACTATGCTCGACAATGTCCTTGAGTATTTTATTGAAAATGCACCAGATGTTATTAGCCGAGCCAAGTACTCAGCTGAAAGAGAAAGATCAATTGGTCTAGGTGCTATGGGTTTCCATTCCCTATTACAGCGACAAGGTGTTGCTTGGGAATCTGAATTGGCACGGGAGATTAATGATGTTGTATTTAAAAATATTAATGCAAAAGCAGTTGCACAAACTAAACGATTGGCTGTGGACAGAGGTGAATATCTCGACGGCATCGGTTCTGGTCGTCGGAATAGCCACTTGCTTGCAATTGCTCCTAATGCTTCTAGTGGTGTTATCCTTGCTACAAGTCCTTCCATTGAACCTTTAAAGGCAAATGCATATACACATCGTACTCGTGCTGGTTCATTCCTAGTAAAGAATGTGTATCTTGATGAAGTATTGACTCGTCATGGTATCAATAATGAATCGACTTGGACATCCATTATTACTAATAGAGGTTCAGTACAGCACTTGCCTGAGTTGACAGAAGGTGAAAAAGCCATCTTTAAAACTGCACAAGAGTTGAATCAGACTTGGGTTATTCGCCATGCTGCGGATCGCCAGAAATATATCTGTCAAGGTCAATCAGTGAACTTGTTCTTTCCATCTGGTGTTGAGAAATCATATGTCAATAAAGTACACTTGATGGCTTGGAAAGAAGGATTGAAAGGTTTATATTACCTCCGTACAGAGTCCAAGGCTCGTGCAGAGAATGTATCTGAAAAAGTGGAACGTGTTGCTTTACAAGATGATAACCGTACTATTGTTTATGGTAAAAAGAATTGTCCATGGTGTGCTCGTGCTAAGGAAGAGTTAGAGTTACGTGGTATCCCATTTGATTATATTGATTTAGAAGAAATTGGTAAGTCTGCAAAAGAGGTTACTGGCCGTGATGTAAAATCAGTCCCCCAGATTTATGTTCAAGGTAAATACGTTGGTGGTTATGAGGCACTGATGGCATATCTTGAGAGTGATGTAAAAGAAGTCGGCGAATGTGTCGATGGTGTTTGTGCAGTACCAGAAGTAATAGAAGAAGATAACGAATGTCGCGCTTGCGAAGGATAAAAAGAAACAATGTCACTATTTAAACTATCAACAACATATAAGCCGTTCCAATACCCTTGGGCGGTAGAATTGGCAAAGAAACATGAAGAAATCCATTGGGTCGAGGATGAAGCAGAACTTTCAGAAGATGTACAGGACTGGCGCACTAAACTTACTGCTGATGAAAAGGAATTTATCACTCAGGTTCTACGTCTATTTACTCAGTCCGATGTCCAGGTGGGTGAGAACTATCACGAGTTCCTCATACCGAAATTTAAAAACAACGAAGTCAGAAACATGCTCTCCTCTTTCGCCGCGCGAGAGACTGTACATCAAAGAGCCTACGCTCTATTAAATGATACACTCGGAATGGGTGATGAAGAATACTTTAAGTTCATGGAATATAAAGCCATGGCCGATAAGATTGAATTCATGAAAGAAGGCAAGACAAACACTCAGTCTGATTTGGCTCTCGTCTTGGCACAATCCGTATTCAATGAAGGTATGTCATTGTTCTCATCCTTTGTGATGTTGTTGAATTTCCAACGTTTCGGTAAAATGAAAGGTATGGGAACCATTGTTGAGTGGTCAATCCGTGATGAAACAATTCACGTCCAGGGCAATGCAAAATTGTTCCGTACTCTATGTGATGAACATCCAAAGATTGTAAATGATGAATTGAAATCAAAGATCTATGAGATGGCTAAACAAGCCGTTACATTGGAAGATAAGTTTATTCAACTAGCATTTAATGGTAGTGATGTGCAAGGTCTAAGTCGTGACGATGTGAAACTCTACGTCCGTCATATTGCAGACCGTCGGTTGTTACAGCTTGGTCTAAAACCAAAATTCAAAGTAAAAGATAATCCACTGCCCTGGTTAGATTGGGTATTAAATGGCGCGTCTCATGATAACTTTTTTGAGAAACGTGTCACTGAATACTCTGTAACTGGGATGGAAGGAGACTGGGGCTGGGAGGAAGCTGCATGAGCCAAGTAAAGGAATTTAGAATAGAGTGTGAAGAATGTGATAATGTCACAACTATTTTATCTGAATATACCACTGATGAACCTGCCTTCTGTCCTATGTGTGGTCGTAGACAAGATGCAGAAGAAATAGAGGAAGAAGAATACGATGATAGTTGATCTTCTTTTCTGGGCCTTACTTGTGTATGCACTCATTCAGTTGGGTGCATTTATCCAACGAATGAAATACGAAATGGAATTAGATGATGATGAGGAAGAAGAAGATGAAGAACCAATTGAAGTTGTAGCAATGATTGAATATCATAATGGTGTTATGTACGCATATGATGAAAGTAAATTTTTAGGTCAAGGTGAAACAATGGAAATTCTTGAACAGCACATTGTATCAAGAGTTAAAGATCTATATAATCATAACGTCAGAATTATCATGATGACGGAAGATAAAGATTTAATTACTAGATATAATCTAACCCCAATTTAAGCTTGAAATATATAGTTCCATGTGGCTATATAATAATCAAGAATTTAAAGAAACACCAGAAGAATTTCAAGGCTTCGTGTATTGCATAACAGAACTCAGTACTGGTATGATGTACATAGGCAAGAAATTCTTTTGGAAACCCAAAGTCCTTCCTGTCAACAAGACACGGAAACGTAGAGTCCGAACCAGAGTAGAATCTGATTGGCGTAACTACTACGGCTCAAATAAGTTCTTAAGACAACTTATTGAAGCAAACGGCAAAGATAACTATAAACGAGAGATACTTAAACTGTGTAGATCCAAGGGTGAATGCTCTTACTACGAAGCCAAGCTCCAGTTTGAATATGATGTTCTATTGAGTCCGAAGTATTATAATGAGTTTATTGGTTGTAAGATCAACGCAGCACACTTGAAACTTGCCATTGAAGATGGTTTGGATTTGTAATACTTTTTAATTATGCAAATAGTTGTTTACATTCGTGTCTAGATGTGATATAATCTATATACTTACCCGGAGGAAATAGGTATACCATGATTATTTTTGACTACAACGCAATTGCCCTGGCCGCAATTATGGCCAACAAAGTTGTTGAGCCTAACCTAGCCCGCCATATGATTCTAAATACTATTAGAATGTATCGGCAAAAATTCCCCAAAAAAGACTATGGTGATACCATCATCGCCTGTGATGCTTCAGGTAATTGGCGTAAAGAAGTTTTTCCTCAGTATAAGGCAAACCGTAAAAAGAGTCGTGATGCATCATCATTCGATTGGGATGCAGCATTTGAAATCCTTAATGAAGTGCGCGAAGAACTTCGTAATAATTTCCCCTATAAATTAATTCAAATCAATGGTTGTGAGGCCGATGATATTATTGGCACCCTTGCTTATAATACACAAGAATTTGGTCAATTCGAAAATGTTGTAATCATCTCTAATGATCATGACTTTGCTCAACTACAAGTTATGGATAACGTTAAACAATTTGGTCCATTACAGAAAAAGTTTATTGTAGAGAAAAATCCCAAACTTAAATTGCTCACCCATATCTTTAAGGGTGATGCAGGCGATGGTGTACCTAATGTATTATCAGGTGATAATGTATTCGTCGAGGGTACGCGTCAGACACCGGTAAGCCAAAAGAAATTGGATGCCATGATAAAAGACCTTGATGATGGTGAATTACTTTATGCTGCTTCGTGGTATCGTAATTACCAGCGTAATCAACGGTTGGTTGATTTGAAATATACACCAGATCATTTGCGTAAGGAAATCCTTACTGCATTTGAAAAAGAGCCAATTGGTAAGGGCTCACTAGTCTTACCGTATCTTATAAATAAAAAATGTAAGATGTTAATTGAATGTGCATCGGAGTTTATGTAATATGGCAACAACATTATTGATTCATGAAGTTATTGAACTTGTGAATAAACAGAAAACTAAAGCAGATAAGATTAAAGTGCTCAAACAACATGAGTCTTGGGCACTTAAAGATATTATCAGGGGATCAATGGATACTACATTGAATTGGAATTTACCTGTAGGTACTCCACCTTATACCCCCTGTACACCAGAAAGCACACCAGCAACTCTATTACGAGAGAATACAAAGTTCAAATACTTTGTTAAAGGTGGTCCTGGTACCAAACTTCCATCCTTCAAAAGAGAACAAATGTTTATTGGGATAATTGAAAGCGTACATCCACAAGATGCACTACTTGTAATTGATATGATAGCTAAGAAAACACCTAAAGGCTTGACTCGACCATTAATAAAGGAGGCGTTCCCCGGTCTACTTCGTGATGATTAATTTTCAACAATTAACAGGAGACCATATCCATGGTATTGAATCAAATCGAACGTTTAAGAAAAGATTATCAAGAACTCGGTATCTATGCTAAAAGGCTAGAGAAGAGAGGTGATTTAGAAAAGATGCAGAGAATACTGGATAAACAAAAGTTCTTAAATCAAAGAATTGAAGCAAGTCAACTACACTAAGGTCTAAAATAGGAGTTTACATCCCTCTCGTTTTGTGGTATAATACATACTATGGAACAGAGGGATTTTATATTATGAATGTTTTTATATTAGATAATGATCCAATCATTGCGGCGCAGTTACAGTGTGACAAACACGTTGTAAAAATGATTGTAGAATCTGCACAAATGCTTTCAACAGCACATCGAATGCTTGATGGTATTATGTCATTTGGTCCATCCAAGTCAGGCAAACGTACCGTTGCACACTATCGCCATCCAGACGCAGGTATGGACAGTGTATTATACAAAGTTGTTCATGCAAGTCATCCCTGTACCAAATGGACAATGCTTAGTGCTTGTAATTACGAATGGCACTACCAACACTTTATTGCACTATGTGATGAATACCAGTATAGATACAATAGACAACATAGTACAGATGCGTTATTGCGGTCAAAGTTAAAGCAACATCCTAGGAATATTCCTAAGCAAGGCCTTACACTATTTCCTCTTGCTATGAAGTCAAACCCAGAGTGCATGTTCGAGGATGACCCAGTAAAGTCATATCGCATGTTTTATCAGACAAAACAAGATCGGTTTAAAATGACTTGGTCAAAACGCAATGTCCCGGAGTGGTTCCATGCCAACGTATACAATTAAAGATATTAAAACTAATAAAGAGTGGGATGTTAGATGCTCTTATGATGATTTACAAAAACAATTAAATGAGAATCCAGATATCATTCGAGTAGTTGATGCACCAACGCTAGTCACTGGTACCGTATCAACGTTGCGTAAAGCCGGCGGTGAGTGGAAAGACTTGTTAGGTAATATTAAGAAAAGCTCAGGCAAAGGGAATACAATTAATGACTAGTGCAAAAGTAAAAGAGACCGATTTGATTCAAGTACATCCTATTACTCAGAATCAACAAAAGGCCTTTGATGCATGGGATGATGGTGATAACCTGGTCCTTGCAGGTTCTGCCGGTACTGGTAAAACTTTTATGGCAATGTACCTTGCTCTGGAAGAAGTCTTGGATAAATCCACTGGCTATGATAAAATTGTTCTACTGCGCTCAGTAGTACCAGTCCGTGATATGGGTTTCTTGCCTGGTACTGTCGAGGAAAAGAAAGCATCATATGAGATTCCATATAAAGGTATCTGTGATGAATTATTTAGAGACCCTGCCGCATATGCCAAGTTAAAGAATAATAAACAAATTGATTTTGAAACAACCTCATTTATTCGAGGTACCACTTTTCACCGTACCATCATCATTGTTGATGAGATGCAGAACCTAAATTTCCATGAATTGGATTCTGTGATGACACGTGTGGGAAACCATTGCCGCATTATCTTCTGTGGAGACTATCTCCAGTCAGATTTTACCTACGACAATGAACGAGACGGCGTTATGAAATTCCTTCGTATCGTTGACCAACTTAAGTATTTTACGGTCGTTACTTATGGTTGGGATGACATTGTTAGATCGGGATTGGTCCGTGATTATATCATGACCAAGGAAATGTTAGGTTTAAAATGAAAAAACTTTTAGTTGCACTACTGTTTGTATCCACAGCAGTATTTGCGCAGACAGAAAAACGACAGCAAACGGTAAAATGTTTTCCGCTGGATGATATTGCAAAAATGTTAGATAAATGGAAAGAAGAACCTGTATTCTTTATGGACACATTGGTGTATGGAATTAATGGCGAAATTGAAAACCGCGAAACTATCTTTACAGTAAATACACAAACACGTCGATGGACATTGCTAACTCAAGTTAGCCCTGACACAGTTTGTATTCAAGGTGCTGGCGAAAATTTTAATATAGTTGGTGGTGAAAGTAAAAAAAATAATGGTGTTTGAGCATGTCAAAATTGATCTCGGTTATCAGGATTTGGTTGCAGAAACTACTAAGTCTGGGCGAAAGTACATTGACCCTGATGGGAATTCTTATCCTTCTATTACTACAGTTCTTAGTATACTGAGTGAAGAAGCTATTCAAGCATGGCGTGCACGTGTTGGTGAAGAAGAGGCTAATAAGATTAGTCATAAAGCATCAACACGCGGTACAGCAGTACATACCATTATTGAGGATTATTTAAATGGAAAAGATACTACAAAACACTTACCACACATTAAACAAAGCCTGGCTAACGTCCGTCCCATACTTGACGGCCGTATCGGGAAAATCTACGGCATCGAAACTCCTCTTTACTCTAAGCATCTTGGCTTGGCTGGCCGTTGTGATTGTGTAGCAGACTTTGATGGGGTACCGTCAATCGTTGACTGGAAAACATCCAAACGAGTTAAGAAGAAGGAAGACATCTCTAATTACTTTGCACAGATGGCAGCATATGCTATTATGTGGGAAGAACGCACTGGTATGCCAATTACTAATACTGTGGTCGTTATGGATGTTGATGATAATGAACCACTAGTATTTAAAGAACACCGTGATAATTGGACCGAACTATTGTTTGATACTATTCAAAAGTATAAACGTCGACAAATGTTTAAATAAGGTGTTTACTTTTTAGGCTAGTTGTGATATAATCCTTATATAAAGGAAATATATTATGAATGTAATTTTGACAGATGTTGATGGTGTGTTACTCAATTGGCAAGGGGCCTTTGACGCTTGGATGATGCGTGAACATGGTCTCTTTGCCACTGGTAATGAACGTGCTTATATGCAAGGCACTCGGTTTGAGATGTCCGAACCAGAGATCAAAAAATATATCCGAAGCTTTAACGCCTCGGCAAATATTGGATTCCTTCCACCACTGTTTGATGCAGTGAAAGGTGTGAAGAAACTACATGATGAATACGGTTACAAATTTCTTGTGATCACTAGTCTATCATTGAATCCATTTGCTCAGAAACTTCGGACTCAAAACCTTGAAGCAATCTTTGGTGCTCACGTCTTTGAGGAATTTGTCTATCTCGATACTGGTGCAGATAAGACTGAGGTCCTTAAATGCTATGCACATTTATATCCCAATGCGTATTGGATTGAAGACAAGGTTGCCAATGCAATTGATGGTCGTTCTGCAGGTCTAAGATCTTTACTAATGAAACACATACATATTAAAGAAGAAGATGCCTGTGGTATTCCTATTATGTCAAATTGGAAAGCCGTTGTTAATGAAATTACAGATCCTGTGGAATATTAATGAAACGTTTAATTTATCAAGTCTATCTTGGAAAATCTAGCCGACTTTACGATCACTGTATAAAATCTGTTAGTACTTATTGCGAACAACATAATATTGATCATGTTGTCCAACGAGTTCCTTTGCTTAAAATCAAACCAGATGTATTCGCAACCAATCGTAGTAAAGAGTCATATGAAAAGCATGGTGGGTTTCTACCCATTTATGAAAAAGAAAATGCTTTTACATATTTAAAAGATTATGATCAAGTAGCAATTGTTGATGCAGATATTTTTATTAAAGATACTGCGCCGAATGTTTTTGATAATTTTAGCAATGAGTATGAATTTGGTGGAGTAGTTGAGCGTGATATGCCAATTACATCTCAGTACCAGCAAAAGATCATTAATTACTCTCGTATGCAGTATGAATCACTACACGGTAAGGTTGCTGATTTTACTCCCAATAAATTTGGATATGAGTTTATGAATATGGGTCTTATGGTAATGAATAAATCAATTATGAAATACTTTAAGCCAGGTGAAACACCTAAAGATTTTATTAGTCGGCCAGAGTTTAAAGACTTTGTAGATGGTAAGGGTGCTTGGAAATGGTCAACGGACCAAACATTGCTGAACACTTGGATCCGTAAGGAAAAGATGAATATTAAACGCCTTGATTGGAAATGGAATGCTTTGTATAAAGGTGTCCGTGATGATAAGATTAAGGAAGCACACTTTGTGCATTTTTTCCTAAAAGATCTATTACCTGAACGTGGTGAGAATGTAGAAGAATTAATGAAGGCAATTAAATGAAAGTAATGGTATTAGGTGGTGATGGCTTCTGTGGTTGGCCGACATCGCTCAAACTGGCCAACCGTGGTCATAGTGTTATGATTGTCGACAACTTCTCTCGCCGACGAATTGATACTGAATTAAATAGTAATTCTCTCACACGAATTGCTGATATTGATTCTAGAATTACTAGAGCTAATATCCTTATTGGTGAGATTGATTACCGATTTATTGATATTGCACAGCAATACGATGAGTTTAAAACTCTTGTTGAGCAATGGCAACCTGATACCATTGTCCATTTTGCAGAACAACGGGCAGCACCATACTCAATGGTATCACAAAAGGAACGTCGTTACACGGTTGATAATAATATCAGTGCAACACATAATGTTCTCAATGCCATTGTTGATGTAAATCCTAATATCCATCTTGTGCATCTTGGTACAATGGGTGTTTATGGATACTCTAAAGACTTTGGAGATATTCCAGAAGGTTATCTGAATATTAAAGTAAACTCAACCGAAAAGGATGTGGATATTCTTTATCCAACAAATCCTGGTAGTGTTTATCACATGACAAAGTCAATGGATCAGTTGCTATTCCAGTTTTATAATAAGAATTGGAAATTAAAAATCACTGACCTACATCAAGGTATCGTATGGGGTACGGAGACGGAGGAGACAAAACTTGATCCTGACTTGGTAAACCGATTTGACTATGATGGTATCTATGGTACTGTGCTGAATAGGTTTATTTCACAAGCAGCAGCAGATGTCCCACTGACCATCTATGGTACCGGTGGACAAAAACGTGCTTTTATTCACATTGAGGATACTACTAATTGTGTTTCACTAGCCGCAGAAAATCCACCAGAGAATACCGACAAGGTCCGAATTTTTAACCAAGTTTCTGAAGTCTGTTCTGTAAAACAACTTGCAATGATTATTGGTAAACAATATGGTGCACAGATTAATTACTATAATAATCCTAGAAAAGAACTTGCTGAAAATGATTTATCCGTAAGCAATGAAGGTCTTCGGTCACTTGGATTTGAACCAATCCTACTTACCACTGCACTGATTGATGATGTAAAATTTATTGCTGAAACAGTAAGAGCTAATCTAAACAAAGCAAATGTAATGACCTCACCCAACTGGTAATATTATGAAGACTGCAATTTATCAATATTGGGATGGTGTGGAACGCCCAGGTAATATGGCTGGCGTAAAGGCAATGAAGACCTATGCCGAACGAATCGGCGCTGATCATATCTATGAATTAAACCCTGGATTCAGAAAAGACCTAGGTCAGTACTCTCCCCATTATGGAAAGTTTAAACCAATCTATGACGACAAGTTTGCTGATTATGATTATGTTATGTACGTTGACTGTGATGTTGTTCCTACGGTAAATTGCACAGATGTAAATTGCACTGAAAATATTTTTGAAGAGTTTGCCAAAACCGGATGTGAAATCGGCATCTGTGAAGAGATTACTGCACCCGTGACACGTAAGAACTTTACCATTGGTGGTGGTATCAATAACGCCAATGATGAGAAATGGGTAGAACTTATTGAAAAGAAATGGCCTGTAAAAATGCCACGGACCAATGCAGGTTTACCTAGAGTCTATAACTCTGGTATGTTAATCTTTTCAAAGAAAGGTCTACGTAAGGCAAGAGAGAAGTTCTTTGATTTTGCCAAATATGTAAATCTTATTTCAGTTTTTAAACTACCTTCATTCTATACTTGTGACCAACCGTATATACATGCCATGTTGGAAGTATGTAAGTTTGATTGGGTGACGATGCCTTATAAGTGGAATAGTTCTGTGCATTATGATCCAGGTGTGAAGATGAAACCACGTCCAGTGATTGACCTACGAAACAATGCTAACTTCGTACATGTTCAATTGAATGGTGCTGATGATTGGGATGAAGATAAAATTAATAGAGTTGTAAATTTGCCTGTATCGGAGTGGGATCTATGAAGAATCTAATTTTACAATATTGGACTGGACCTTTGCCCGAGTGGGCTAGGTTAGCAATGAAGTCAATTGAACTGTATGCCAAAGATATCAGTGCTGATTATCAACTTGTAAGTGGTTGGCCTTTAGGTGAGTTCCGTGGCACTGTATCACAAAAAATCTGTCTTGTGAAAGAAGAATATGATTCATATGATAATGTGCTCATGCTTGATACTGACATGGTTTATAGCGGCATTGCTGATAATGCATTTCAATACGATGGGATTGGTCGGTACCATCTAAAAGCAATGAGTTCACATCTTTCAAGTAAACAAGGTCGGTATTGGCCAAGACTTTATAAACAAGGTTCACCACTGTTCTTTGGTAATTTCATTAAACTGAATCGTGAACAACGTATTACCCTAAGGGCAGCATTACCGAATGAGGAGTTTGTATCAGCAAATAAAAGTGATCCAAGACTCTCTAGGTTTAATACATCAATGCCGCCGAACGATGAACAGACCTTACATTATATGATCCACACCAGTGGGATGACGGCAGATAATTTCGTACCACATAATAGGTTCTGTGACCTACCAGAAGAATCACACACCATGGCAACGTTGATGCATTTCTGTAATGACAGAAAGAATAATATTATAAATTATATTAATGATAAACATCAGTTAAAAATTTTATGAACTATAAAGAACTTTTAATTAAGTATATTAATCACGTAGCAGATAACGAGGGTGTGACGTTTATTAAAGATCATTGGCGTGGTGATACTTTTACTCAAGATGAGTGGGATGAACTTATTAAGCTTGATGAGCAGGCCTGGCGTGAAATTAATGGTGAATTATGAAAAAGAATATTATTCTACAACACTTTGAGGCTCAAGCAGGCAATATAGGTAAACCAATGCCAGAGATTGTGCAAAAGAGCACGGCGAATATTAGAAAATATGCTGAACGTCTGGATGCCGAATATCGTCTATTAGATGGACATCCATTCCAAAAAGGCCTTAGGTCACAATGCCAAAAGGTGTGTGCAATTAACGAAGAGTATGATGAATACGATACTGTGGTTGTATTGGATACGGATAAGTTTGTAACCACAACGTGTACGGACAATGTATTTGAGGCAAAGGGTATCGCACCATTCGATGAAGTACATCGTTTAAGACAACTACCAGCGTTTCGTAAAGAATTTCCACTTATATCATCATTGGAATATCCTATGTGGTCTGGAGCGATCTATGTGATGCCAAGAGAGTTTAGGCAATTAATGCGTAAACAAATTAATGATCATATGCGTAAAGTGTTTGAATTAATTAGTCCTCGGCCTTATGTCGATGAGGGTATTTTTCATGTATTATGCTTTAAGGCTAAATTTAAACTTGATAAGTATTTGGATGAGAAATGGGATCACAGTAGCTACTTACCGAACCCAGAGAAAGCAAATATGATCCACATAAGGCACAAACCACTAACGAGGATGGAAAACTACTATAACCTGGTTGAACGAGGTATTATATATGAATGAGATGATTAAACCCTTTGCCACGATTCGCCGATGTTCTGATGTAATTAGAGAACTACAAAAGCATAATCATCCATTAAATGTTGTATATGATATTGGATGTAATGATGGTCGTTGGACACGAGAATGTAGAACACTTCTACCGAGTGCGCAGTATATTATGTTTGACGCCAATCCAGAGAATAATGTAACACCCCAAGGATTTGATAAGTTCTTTAATAAAGTTCTAAGTGACGATGATGGTAAGGTAGTTAAATTTTGGATGGCAGATCCGGGTAAGGAAAATACCGGTAATAGTTACTATAAAGAATTGACAACGAATTACAGTCGAAACAAATATATTGAGTTGGAAACATCGATGTTGGATACTGTTGTTGCAGAAAACTATTTGCCACAACCAGACTTTGTGAAAATTGATACTCAAGGCTCAGAGATTGATATAATCAATGGTGCCCATAAAACTCTTATTAATGCTAAAATGGTTTTAATCGAAGTACCAATTATGAACTATAATAATGGTGCGCCGGGGTTTACAAGTTATATCGACCTGTTATATAATAATGGATTCGTCCCTACTGGCATTGATCACATTGCTATTCGGAATGGAATTTTAAACCAAGTTGATATTACATTTGTAAAATCAGACATTAATCAAGAGATTAATAAACACAGAGATAGATATACTGGATTTATTTGATGAACGCCTATATTATTACATTATTGGATAATAAAACATCCACGACAGCAGCAAATCGTTGTATTGAATCACATCAAAAATTTCAGATGGATTTTCCTATTGAAATTTATGGTGCAACAAAAGCAGATCAAGTGGAGACAACTTTTAAGTTTCTTGAGTTTGATTGGACATATCCATGGGATACACCAAAGACAGAACTTAAATACGGATTGAAACTCTCGCCGTATAACACGGTCAATAGAGAAAATCGAATGGCATGTTTTTTGAGTCATTATGGTCTCTGGATGAAATGTGTGAGTCGTAATGAACCCATTCTTATTTTAGAACATGATGCAATATTTATCCGCAGACTGAACCCTGAATATATCCTAGAATCAAAATATGGTATTATTGGTCTCAATGACCCACTGGGTGCTACACGTCGTGCCGATGTCTTTGATAGTCAAATTCAGACAATGCGAGGTGTGAAGTACGATGAGGATAAAGTCCTACCAGTACCCACTGTTGATGTGTTTGATGTTCCTCAAGGCCTTGCTGGTAATTCTGCCTATATAATTAAACCTGAGGCGGCACAACAATTGCTTGATGTCGTCAAAGAACTTGGTGCTTGGCCTAATGATGCAATTATGTGTCGACAAACACTACCAGGTGTGCTAGGTGTTACTGGTAAATATTATACTAAGGTACAGGGTACCAAATCAACAACTTCATTATGAACTCATTTGTTATTACTATTTACGGAAATAAACAATCCGAAGCCGCTGCACAGAGATGTATAGCATCCTCCAAAAGGTTTGGAGTTGAATCGTTCAATTTCTGGGCAACCGTACCTAAGGATGATCCAATAAAACAATTGACAGAACTTGGTATTCCCACTGCCAACTTCTATGAGAAATATTCACGGCCTGAAAATTGTATGTCTGCATTTCTTTCTCATTACAAGTTATGGGAGATTTGCCATAAGACAGGTAATCCTATGATTATCTTTGAACACGATGCCGTCGTCGTTGATGAACTACCAGTGAATGCAAGTTTTGATAAAGTCATGAACATTGGTAAACCATCATATGGTAGGTTTAATGTGCCGACATATTTAGCTGTGGGTCCTTTGGTATCTAAACCTTACTTTCCTGGTGCGCATGCTTATATGATTAAATCACAAGGTGCCAAAGCGCTTATGGATAAAGCCAAGGAATGTGGTGGACCTACTGATATATTTTTAAATCTTAAGAACTTCCCTTGGTTGCAAGAGTTTAATCCCTGGCCAGTCGAGTGCCGTGATTCGTTTACAACAATTCAGAATGAAACTGGTTGTTTGGCCAAGCATAACTATGTAAAAGATACCTATGAAATTGTCTAAGTTATTCATCACTGGTTGTGATTTTAAAACCGAGTGGATGTTACCTTGGTTCGTAGAGAATTTTAAGAAACATAATCCGACTGCCGAACTCGTGATTTATGATTTCGGTATGGAAAGTGGTCTATACCCTGAGTTGAGAAAATCACTAAGAGGTAATCAGGACCGAGGTTGGTTTAAGAAACCTGCTAGTATGCTCAACGCATTATCACTGGCAGATAAAGTCTGTTGGTTGGATACCGATTGTGAAGTTCTGGGTAACCTGGATGGTATCTGGGACCACGTAGAGAATGGTAAACTTACGATGGCCGAAGATATGCCATGGTCAACACGATCACAAGAGAAATGGCATAATAGTGGTGTCGTAGCATTTGAAAGTTCACCCAACCCACCAATCCTAAAAATATGGGCAGAAGCAGTAGCGGCAAATCCAATTCGTGGTGATCAAGAAGTTCTACATCTATTAGTAAATGACCCATTGAAGCAATTGATACATATTAACGATCTGCCAAGAAATTATAATGTACTTCGGTTGGATCACTTAGATAAAACTGTGCCAAAAGATCCAAAAATTTTACATTGGACTGGCCAAAAAGGTAAAGATCATATTAGGAGTTTGATGAATGTCTAGAGTTGTCCATGTGATTGGCAATGGTGATAGTGCAGACCTGTATAACAAAGAAGAACGTAAAGGTCTTAAGTTAACATGTAACCTACCTCCATTTCCTGTACCCAATGTCTATGCAAGTTGCATTGTGGATTTTAAAATGATGAAAGCAATCACTGAAGGTGTGATTGATGTTCCTGGTGAGTGGGTGTTGGGATACCGTCCAAAGATTTGGATGGAAAAACATCCGACATTTTTTATGCAAAGAGCTCAACAGATTAAAGAATTCTTTACAGAAAAACCAAAATACGTTGCCAATTATACTGATTTTAATTGCGGTCATATGGCGGTTTATTATGCAATTAAAAAGTTTAATCCAACTGAAATTAATATTTACGGTTTTGATTCCATATTTGATATGAATCTAAGAAGTACATCTGATTTCTTTATGATATCAGATAGACAAGCCAATAATAATGTTAGATTAAATGGTAATTGGAGACCAATTTGGCATAAGTTATTTAATGAATTTAATTCAGTTAATTTTAGATTACACCATTTTCATAATCAAATTAAATTCGAAGTTGGTAATAATGTTGAAGTTATTACTTATGGCAAAAAGTAATACCTAGGTATTATACTCAATCTTATACGAAAGTATTATGTACATCTAGGTTGGTCATGATATAATAGATCCATACCAACCAAACAAGGACGTACATATGAATATCATCGCAATCCGTGGCGGCCGTAAGACTCAACGTAAGCTTGTCAAGGATGCCATAGAGTTTAGCCTTGACAAGTTACTACCACGGACTACCTCTCTCGACATAGAGGTTCGTCTGAATCGTCATATAGAGGGTGCAGAGGGTTTCTGCATGTCTGAGGACCATAAGACCTTCGATTTGGAATTGGACCCACGTATGTGCGATAAGGAATTGGTCCTTACCGTTATGCATGAAATGGTCCATGTCCGTCAATACTTCAAACGTCAGCTACGTGATGTGGCTTTTGGTAACGTAAAGACCTGGCTCGGCAAAATGTATTGCGAGGATAAGATCGGCTACTTCAAATTGCCTTGGGAAAAAGAGGCATTCAAATTGCAAGAGGTTCTGTTCAAACAGTTCTCTAAACCTCAGCCAGTAGCCAAACGTAAGACAATCAAAACTCTGTATACATTATGAAACGACAAGTGAATGTGCATTTTCTACGGAAAATGGCTAGTGATGAGCTTATTGACACAGTTTTCTTTTGCACTGGACATCCAGTAGCCAAGACTCGGACTCCTGCTCACACGGAATTGGCGGCCGGTCCTATTGTTGTTAAAATCAAAAGCACTCGGTCTATAAATATTAATGGCGATCATTGTGTCTCAGTACCAGAGGCAAAGTACGTCATTGCTCAACTCTGCGGACTGAACCCAGCTTAAAACTTTAGTATTACATTTTCTGGGATGAAAAAGAAATGTAATACTAACGTATAAGATTGCGCAAATGAATACTTTTGATATATGTACAACCCTAGTGAGCTTGGTATAATAGAACCATACCAACCAACAAGGAGTGTTTCAAATGGAAAAAATCACATACACCAGTCCAGTTTTCAAGAATTCATTGGGCGAAGCCCGGCGATTCCTCATCCCACTCAATGCCCTGGAGACTTATGCTAAACGTGACGCTGCTCTGCTCAAAATGATTGCCTTGGGTGGTATCCATGCCAAACCTACTTCAGAATTTATGAAGATTCGTAGTAAAATGTTATCAGCCAAGCGTAAGATTGAACGTCAAGGTTGGTTCAGTGAACTGGTGGCAGGTTAAAATCTTATACGAAAGTATTATGTACTTTTTCTATGGACGTGGTATAATTGTACCATACCAACCAAACAAGGAGTGATTAAGATGTATGAAGTAACCATTGATAAAACCAAAACATATATTGTTCGGTCTCACAATGCAATCAATAAGCTAATGGAAATTTTCAAAGGCTGTGAGATTGATGTAAAGCCAATCAATTCTGTTGAAGTTAACACTACTATGGAGCAATAAAATGGATTACACGCTTTCACGTTCAACCACTTGTGAACTTATTGAAATGGCTGAAGAAGGACGTATCAGCTGGGAAAGCCTGGCCAGGGACATGCTGAGCTGGTTATCAGAAGGTGAAGTCCACCAGATGGCCGAGCACAATGGATATATCGTCTATGATGACGACGAAGATGAGGAGTAATAATCATGACTGAAATTCACACACCTACCCCTACTCGTGCATACTCTGGCAAAATTGGTTGCATGTGTGGTTGTCTTGGCAAGTATACTGAGGATCCAGTAGAAATGGCTAAAGCTCTTAAGCGTGTGCTTAAGAATCCTAATACAAAATATGATGCCACCGCAAAATGTTTTTACTACATGACAAAGACCCGCAATAATGTTGTATATGTTGGAAACACTAAGGGAGAACTATAATGAGTAAAATGAAAGAAGTTTATGTAATGGTCAATGAACTATTGGCCGAAATTGAAGATGGCGCAATTGATATGGATCAAGCCTATGAAGATATGTTGGCAGTTTATCCAATGTTTTCATTAAAACAGATTGAATTTATCTTTAATGAGATCATGGAAACTGACCGTGTATAATACTGTTTATGGAGTATTTCAGTGGATTAGGGCCGATTGGGCAAGTCATCCAATTCGTTTTATTGTTGAGCTTATCGCTTGGGCTATTAGTATTGGGTGCTCGGTTGCTATGGCAGTTACTGCTCCTAATCCTCCACTTCTTTACATGTATCCTATATGGATTACTGGTTGCGTTCTGTATGGTTGGTCTGCTTATACTCGTAGGAGTTTTGGTATGATTGCAAACTACGCCTTGTTGGTTGGTATTGACCTGGTGGGTTTCATTCGTATCTTAATGCTGTAAAGTATTTACAGACCAACCAGAACGTGTTATAATATAAACTTGAATTTAATGAAGGACCTATATAATGTTAAGCAATCCAGCTGACCGTAAAAAACTTCTTGACTGTGTCAAGGAACTCTCTGACTCAATGCTACGTGCCGAGGCAGAGAAGAGCCTACAGAAAGAAGCCATTAGTGATATTGCAGAGGAATTGGATATTCCTAAAAAATATATTGCCAAGGTTGCTGCAATTTACCATAAGCAGAATTACAGTCAAGTTCAGACCGAACTAGATGATATTAACACCCTATATGAAGCGATCACCGCTCCCGTACATGTCGGACAGATTTGATTTAGAACAACAGATTATCCAATGCTGGGGTATTACAGATGATCTTTGTATGCTTGAGGAAATGAATGCATCACTTGGTGATTTTGTAAGTCTTGCTAGTGTCTATGATTACAAATTTAAAAAGCTTTGGAAAATCTTTGAAGAAATGACGGCGAACAAAACAATTACCTGACCATAGCTCAGACGGATAGAGCAACAGCCTTCTAAGCTGTGGGTCGCAGGTTCGAATCCTGCTGGTCAGGCCAAACTATATTAAAGGAAATATTATGAGTTATATGCAATTTATTCCAGATTCAACATTTTATATGCGTGAACGTGATGATACCATTGGTGGTGATAATCCATTCAAGTGGGTATTGAAAACCGCTAAGGATATTTTCCTTAACAAACGCAGTGTTGTATTCTCTCTACCTGGTGCATTTACACCTACATGCTCAACATTCCAGGTCCCTGGATATGAGAAGGCATACAATGAGATTCTGAGTCTTGGTGTTGACGAGGTCTATGTTGTCTCTGTCAACGATGCATTTGTAATGCGTAAATGGTTGATTGATCAATGCGTAGAGAATGTCAAGGCACTGCCTGACGGTAATGGTTCATTTACTTCTGGCATGGGTATGCTTGTTGATAAGAGTAACCTAGGCTTTGGTTTACGTTCATGGCGATACTCTATGGTTGTAGGACCTGATTGCACCGTTGAACGTTTATTCGAAGAACCCGGTAAACGCAGCAACGCACCTGGTGATCCATACAGTGAATCAAGTCCAGAGGTAATGTTGGAATATCTGAAACAGAAAATGTAATACACACGCCTCGCAGTGTAGGGTGTTGGTTGATTCCCATATATAATATCAACCATATTCCCTGATAGCTCAGTCGGTAGAGCGACGGACTGTTAATCCGCAGGTCCCAGGTTCGAGCCCTGGTCGGGGAGCCAAATTTAAGGAGTGAATATGTCAGATGAAGAAACAAAAGCAAAACATTCAAAACGAATTCATAAAACAGAATCACATGATCTTTATGAAGAAAAGAATCACATCAAACATAGTCACCACACACATAATCCAAGAAAAATTATAAAAGAAGAAACTATCCAAGAAAAAAGACTGAAGCAATTAAAGGCTGAGGATATCTAAAAATTAGCATTGATAGCTCAGTTGGTTAGAGCAGTCGACTCATAATCGATTGGTCACAGGTTCGAGTCCTGTTCGATGCACCACAATTAAAGTAGTAACACATGAATATAGATCCACAAATTGAACTCATTTTAATCAATGAAGGCATTCGTCAAGCAACAACTGTAGAACTTATTGCAAGTGAAAACTTTACAAGCCCAGAGGTAATGAAACTTTGTGGTAGTATTCTTACTAACAAATATGCTGAAGGTCTGCCCGGCAAACGTTACTATAATGGATGTGATCAGGTTGATAAAATAGAGAATCTTGCTATTAAATATGTTACCGAATTATTTGGTTGTGCATACGCAAACGTCCAACCTCACTCGGGTGCAAATGCAAACCTTGCTGTATTTAAAGCATTCCTAACACCAGGCGATTTGGTTATGGGAATGGATTTGGCATCAGGTGGCCATTTAAGTCATGGTGCTAAGGTTAATGTCAGTGGTTCATGGTTTAATACAATCTCTTATGGCGTAAATAATAACGGCTTTATTGATTATGATGATGTGAGAA